CGAGGCGGGCGTTTTTTCGCAAGGTGAAGAAGAATATATTCGGAAGATACAAGAGCAAGAGCGTCAACTTGAAGTATCAAGAGTTAAATACCGTGATGCGAGAAACGATTGGAGCAAGCAACTGAGGACGCAAGCAAGGATTGAAGATACACTCTCTCATCTTGAAAGTCTTATCACTGAAAACACACAGTATCAATGTGCGCCGATTTCGATATCGAAAGATGTTGCTGTAAGCGACAAAGATTTAGTCGTATGCTTATCTGATTATCATCTTGGCGGTGAAAGTGAACGGTCATTCCTTACAAGGGAATTTAACGCTGATGTTGCGTTACGCAGATTGAAAAAATATTTAGAAGAGATTGTGCGGATAGGCGATAGGCATCAATGTAAAGAAGTTTACGTTGTCATTCTTGGCGACATGATTGACGGGCGTATACATTATACACAAGCGCTTGAAGGGCGCATGAATATCATTGAGCAGATTCAAAAAGCGTCAGAAGATATATCTTGGTTTATATATGAGTTAAGCAAACACTTCAACCGCATTCACGTATCAAGCGTTGCGGGTAATCATTCACGCATTGGTAAAAAGGAAGAAGTATTAAGAAACGAACGCCTTGATGACATGATATCTTGGTATGCGAAAGCTAAACTTGCCAATGTTGATAATATTGATTTTGAATCATCGGTCGCTTTAGACTCTACAGTTATTGCAATTCCTATTAGAGAAAAGAACTGGTTAGCGGTTCACGGTGACTATGACGATTTCTCTGTTAGTGGTATTCAAAAGTTAGCTATGTTTTGCAAGTTCATGCCGTATGCGGTTTTATATGGTCATAAACATTCTACGGATTACTGCGAGGTTGGTGGTGTCAAACTTATTAGGAGTGGCACTTTCGCCTCTGGCGGTGATTATATATTGAAACAACGGATGGTTGGAGAGCCGTCACAGGCAGTATGTGTTGTCGGAGATGGTGGCATAGAGGCTTTCTACCCAGTCCAGTTAGACGAAAAAGGGGTTGAATAAATGGGGTTATACAGAAATGAAGAAACTGGCGAAATAATCGAGTATTACAAAAAAGAGGATATTGCGCTTTCATTATATCAACAAGGCTATTTAGATAGGTATGGCAGACGGTATCCGTTATCTGAATGTAAAAGATTCGTGAATCATGTATTTGACGCTTTATGCGATGTTATTCGTGGTGCGAGTGTTGATTCAGATATCTATCTTCGTGGCTTTGGCACTTTCAAAAAAGTCCGCAGAAAATATAATACGAAGAATTTCAGTAATTGTGATGGAGATGTTTACGCTACCTCATTGAAGTTTAAGGCTTCACCCTTTTTATGGAATCTAGTACACAACGATAAGGGGGTGTCCGTGTTAAATGGGGAAGCCGAAATTGACGAAGATATCGCCGTCAGCGGACGAGATAGCTCGGTCGGAGTCGAAGATGGTGGAAACGAAGAAGCGTGGCAGACAGACGAGTAAGGTAAAGAAAAATGTTACCTTGATTGCGTCTGGAACAGAATCGCTCACGCCGATACGATGCTCTATGTGCGGTAAAGTATCGGTCAATTATCAAAGGGACTTCTATTCATCTTTAAATCCAGTAAATAGTTTTTTTCAGTTACTCCCAGTATGCAAGTCATGTTCTTGTCTGATGTTCAATACACTGCTAGTCCAATACAAAGATGAATACTTAGCCTTGAAAGTTTGGTGTTTCAAGATGGGTATTTACTATTCGCAAGATTTGGTCGATAGGATTGAAGACGCTCACGGCGAAAAATTACTCGCTGAGTATTGTAAGCGTGTAGCGTTACAGTCTTTTAGCAAGAAGACCTTTCAAGATACATTAGAAGAAGAAGGTTACAGCTTTGCACCGCAAAAGAAAGAGCCAGAACCTAAAGAAGATGAATCTCAACAGCTTGACGAGAAGCATAAGGGAATCTACAAAAAGACTATTGATTTGTTTGGCGAGTCTTTTACTGATGATGAATTAAAATATTTACAAACACAATACGCTGATTGGGTAAAGCGTTATGAGTGTAATGAAAAATCTCTTGAGATAATGATAAAGAATATAGTGTTAATGGATTTAGATATTCGGAATGCTACTCAACGTGGCGAGGATGTCAGCAAAAAGATTTCTGCACTTAGTAAAGCTATCATTGATGCTAACTTGAAGCCAGTTCTGAGTAATATTGACGAGGGCGATTATTCGCTTGGTCAATACATTGAGAAGTGGGAAGACGATAAACCTATACCAGTTTATGACGACCCCGACTTTAAGGATAAGGATGGTATATTAACATATATTCAAACGTGGTTCTTCGGGCATCTATCAAAAGTATTTGGTAAGCATAATAGTTATTCAGAAATGTACGAACAAGAGATAAGTAGGTATACAGTTGAACAGCCCCATTATGACGGGGATGAAGAACTGAACGAATCTGTCTTTGGGGATAATGACTGATGGCTACACCAAAGAAATATACGCTTCGTGAACTTCAAGAAATTCGTGAAGCGAAAAAGATGAATGCGGTTGCCCGAATGACTGCTTTCTATAGAGCGAATCCACACAGGTTCGCAAAAGATTATCTCAATATTAATTTAAGGTTGTTTCAAAAGATACTGATTTTTATGATGAATTGGAGTACACACTTCATATTCTTTGCTAGTAGAGGTCTTGGCAAGACGTATCTCTTAGCTGTCTTTTGCTGTATACGGTGTATATTATACCCGTCTACAAAGATTGCCGTTGCCGCCCCGACAAGGGGACAGGGTAATCAGATATTAGAGAAGATTGAAAAGGAACTCATGAAGCAAAGCTATAATTTGTGGTACGAGATAAAGTATATCAAGTACAACAACAACATTGGCGAATGTTACTTCAAGAATGGTTCATACATAAAAATTGTTACAATGGCTGATACGGCAAGAAGCGCAAGAGCAAATATCATTTTCATTGATGAGTTTGTTAAATCGAGAAAAGATATTATCGACAGCGTTATTAAGAAGTTCTTGGTCGCTGAACGTGAACCGAGGTTTTATTCTAAACCAGAGTATGCTAATTACCCAAAGGAGAGAAATAAAGAAATCTACTGCTCTTCTGCTTACACGAAAGCGAACTGGGGATACAACAAGCTAAAGGGTTATGTTGATAACATTATTCTTAGTAGTAGGCGCTACTTTTGTTGCACATTACCATATCAGATAGCAATTAAAGAAAGACTTCTGTCCAGAGAACAGGTCGAAGATGAAATGTCTGAGAACGATTTCAATCCGCTTACTTGGTCGATGGAAATGGAATGTCTATTCTATGGCGATGCCAAAGAGTCATTTTATAAATTTGAAAATATCAATGCGAGAAGAATACTTAAAGATGCTTATCCAAAATTGGAGAATGTTTTGGTTGGTACTTCTAAAGTGCCAAAACGCCAAAAGGGTGAGCGAAGGGTATTGTCGGTTGACGTTGCTCTTATGGCTTCGACTAAACATAATAACGATGCAAGTTCGATTATGATTAACAGCGCAATAAGGTCAAGCAATAGCGCAAACTACATCTCAAATTATAGGTTGATTGATTCTCTTGAAGGAATGACTACAAATGATTTGGGACTTACTATCATGCGATACTTTTATTTATATGATTGTACAGACCTTGCACTTGATACTAATGGAGTGGGTTTAGGCGTTTTTGATTACATTATTCAGCCACACTATGATTCTATTACTGGCATAGAATACGCTCCGCTCACTACTGTTGATTCTAAAGACCCGATGGCACAAAGGTGTAAGTACCCGAACGCAAAGCGTGTTGTATGGTCTATTAAAGCAACAGAGAACTTTAATAGCCAAATCGCACAGTCTTTAAGAAATGCAATTAATGTCGGTAGGATAAACATCCTTATTGACGAGCATGATGCAGAGCGCAATTTCATGGAGAGCAAAAAGTATAGAGAAAGTTCTGCGGAAGAAAAAGTTAATTTGAAAATGCCATATTATCAAACCACATTGTTAATCAACGAACTAATTAAACTTAGGGTCTATATTAAAGATAATAAGGTTAAGCAATATGAGAAGTCTGGAATGCGCAAGGATAGGGTTTCGTCCATGCAGTACAATAATTATGTTATAGACCAGATTTCATTAAGGCGTAGACAAGGCACTGATGACAATACGTTTATGCCACAAATTGTATTTAGAAGCCCAAAAACGAAAAATTATCACTAATGGCGATAAGCCATTTTTTTTATTGTTAGAAAGGAGGCGGGTGGCTACGACTAAGTTTGATGACCTCACAAATGAACAGAAAAATCAACTGTTAATGTACACTAACGGTTTGAGTGGCAACGGTGAGCGTAGCTTTTTCAGTTCACGCATCAAAGAACAAATTGTACAAGATTTGCTCAACTCGAAGTATGAGTCATATATCGGTAGGAAGTATTCGCAAGAGCGTCTTAGCACGATGCTACAGACACCGTATACTACTTCCAATATGCAACAGCTTAGACAGATGAGCTTGTGGTTATATCTTGTGTCTTCACACTATAGACGTTTAATAAACTATTATGCCACGCTTCCGACCTTTAATTACTATGTTACTGGCGACCAAGTTCAAACAAAGAGTTTGGTTGGCGCTAAAGCAAAGAAATATAAGCAATGCTATATAGATACCGTAAATGATTTTGAGCGGTATACGTTAAAGCAGACTGCACCAGAAGCGATGGCGTTTGCTCTTCTGTTAGGTGCGTACTGCGGAATAGTTTTTGAGGATGATAGAACATTCTTTGTGAAGCAGTTGCCAATTAACTATGTCCGCATATATAGCATTATGGATGGCTGTTTTAGATTCGCCGTAGATTTAGACTACTTCAACGGCAAGGAATATTTGCTTGAAGCATACGGCGAAGATGTAAAAAAGGCTTATTATCTCTATAAGGGTGATAGGGAAAAAGGTACACAGGGCGACAGGACGCTTAGATGGTACGAACCAGAAAAGCAAATCTGCGTTAAGACGGATTCTGACCCGACTATTATACTTCCGTTTTTTCTTGGCTCATTCAAAGAAATCTTAGACATGGATGACTATATGGCGTTGGCAAAAGCTAAAGCGGAAACGGATAACTATAAAGCGCTTGTCATGAAACAGGAAACAGATGATGACGGAATACCGAAGTTAGATTTTGATATTGCGATGAAGTATTACAATCAAGCGGCTTCTAACATTCCTTCTGGCGTTGGTCTTATCTTAACTCCTTTCGCTATGGACTCTTTCTCATTTGATAATTCAAATGTGCAAGACGCTGATGCTGTCAACGATGCGAGAAATAATCTGTGGGCTTCTACTGGTACTTCGCCGTTAATCTTTGGTTCGACAAAAGCCACTTCTGCGGCGGCACTTATTCTCTCAACAAAGCCAGATGAGAAGATTTCATTTCAGCTTATGTATCAAGTCGAGCGCAATTTCAATTTGCTTCAAAAGTTAAAAGGTCGTTCATATACTTTTAAGATGAAGTTCTTAAACCAGTCTATTTATGATAAGGCGAATGTGCAAGACAGCTATAGTAAATCCGCAATGTACGGTGTATCTGGCGCAAAAACGCTTTACGCCGCTTCTCTTGACTTATCTCCTGCTGACGTTATCAATCTTTCTTATATCGAAGATGAAGTTCTCAAGATGACAGAGGAAATCTTTAATAAGCCAACTCAAACATATCATAATTCTTCATGGTATAGGTATCGCAGAACATCTAATACGCTTGGTGTTGATGGTGCGGACGGAGTTAGTAGCGTTGGTGGCAGACCCACGAATGAGTCGAAGAATATAATTTCTACTGAGAGTGGCGAAGCAAGTCAAGCGTCCGACCAGAATGAGAGTGCTAAGTTGCTGTGAGGTGATAAGCATGATGATGGTTGGTTTTCATAGTAAGGACAAGGCGGGTAAATTAGAAACATTCGGTTTCAATTATGTTATTAATAGGTTTCATGGCAATCAGAATGATTATCTATTTACATTAACAGATGAAGTTATGGATATATTAGATAAATATTTTGATGTAAATGATTATTATTTCACAAAAGATAATAGACTACTTTTTTAACGAAGGGAGGTGACTGACGGATTATGGACAAACAAAAGATGCGTATTGATTTTGGAATGAGCTTAACAAACTTTGAGAAACTTAACGACAACTTTACACGGGCAAAATGTTATGTTCTTGCGTTAGGTAAGAATCAGAACATGTCGTATTTTAGCCAAGAGGTTGTAGAAAATGCGTACCCATCTCTCGCTTTCGTACCAGTTGTGGGACATTTAAAAGAAACAGAGGATGGTAAACATTATCTCGGTGGACACGATTATGTTCTTGACAAAGAATCGTTAGAGTTTAAAAGTCTCTGCGTTCCGTTTGGCGTTGCCATACCTTCTGAGTCTCCTACTTATGAATCTGTCGTTGAAAATGGAAAGGTGAGTAAATACCTTGTCAGCGATGTGATTCTTTGGACTGGCAGATATCCAGAACTTAAAGAGGCAGTCTATAACGAGAACATTATGTTTGGTCAAAGTATGGAAGTCTTATTCGATGCGAGTGAACCGCTTGAAGAAGACCCGAAATACACAGAAATTAAATCTTTCACATTCGATGCACTTTGCATGTTAAACAAGTCGGATGACGAGCGCTTCAATATTGAGCCTTGCTTCCCAAGTGCGTCAATCGTCAAGGCGGATTATTCGGCAATTAAAGCTGAATTTAATGCGACATTTGAGGAGATGAAGAATGAGTTAAAGATGTATTTCTCTACAATAGGAGGTAGCAATTTGGATAACGCAGAAAACAAGAATGTTGAAGTTCAAACATTCTCTGCTACGTATAATAAGATGCGTGAGGCTATTGACGCACATACACGCTCTATGTGTCATGTAGATAGAGATGAGAACAATAAATGCATTAGTGAAACATATTACAACTTAATCGACTTCGATAATGAGTGCGCTATCGTAGAAGAGAGAGTATGGCATGAAGGTAACGATTGCCAGAAGAGATATATAAAGTTCGGTTATAATTTTAACGAAGCTGATAATACAGTAGTCTTTAACGGCGATAGTGTTGAAGTAAGCTGTGAATGGCTCACGGCGGACGAACGTGAGGCTGTTGCACGGGCAAACGAATCTAAATTAAATGACGCCGTTAGTTCTCTCAAAGAAATCA